GGGGATGGTCGCGAGTTCAGGCGCGCCGATCCGCAAAGCGGCGTCCTTGCGCAGGATGTCCATTACCACCACGGACTTGGGATTGCTGGTGGTGCAGATCATGCCGACCAGCTCGATCTAGCCCGCCTTGTGCATCCCGAAAGCAATCGCGTCGTCGAGCACCCCGTCGACGTCCGCCGCATGGTCGTCGTCGAGGATGATCTTCACGCGTCCGGAGGGATTGGGGACGATCGATGTGGAGACGTTGTCGGTGTAGCTGTAGGTGGCGCGCAGAGCGGCCAGGGTGGCGAAATTGCCGGTGGTCAGGATGCTGGACCACGCCGCCACATCGGAGATCCCGCCGTTGAACGCGTCCACCGCTGCGGCCCCGCCGCGCGCGCCGACCCGGAACGGGGCGCCCTGCCCGCTCACCGTGCCGCTGGCCAGGGTGTTGGTGATGGTGGTGTTTGTCTCAAGAACACCGTTGACGTAGAGTTTCACGCCTGCCGGCGTGCCAGAGCCGTCGTAGCTAAAGGCGACATGCGTCACGGTCCCGGTGACGATGCTGGTCCCGCCCCGCATAACCAGCGAATGGGTCGCGTCGGCTGTGATCTCAAAACGCAGGTAGTGCGACACGCCGAAGGTGGACAGCAGGCCGAAGGACCAGCCCTGATAGGTGCTGGCCCCGAGTTGTTTGCCAAAGATGGTGTGGATGGCCACCGCGGCCGTGTCGCTGTTGTGAGCGATCAGCGCGGCCCCGGAGAAGGAGCTCGTCCGGTCGTAATCGACCACCGCGCTGTCGCCGACCGATAGGGGGATGTTGGCGAGATAGGCCCGCTGGAACATCACCCCCTTGCCGGTCGTACTGGTCATCGTCGGGCGGTTGCGGACGACATGGCGCAAGGCGCTGGCGTGGGTCGAGGTGGCCGCGCCCATGATCGTGAGATCAGCGTTGTCCCGGAAGGCACCCGAGACCTCGTTCAGGCGCAGATACCGAGCAGGCGTGGCGATGCCGGTCAGCGCAGCAGAATAGGCGTCCTGCGCAATTGCAGCACCGCCCCTTGCCAGAACGTCGGTCAGACCAAGACCAAGGCCAAGCACCCTAGAGCACCATCTTCACGGTCGCCGTCGTGCCTGTGGCGTAGATTCGCCGGATCTCGACACAGGAAAACAGACCCGTCGGCAACGAGAGGGTCTGAGGATCGGCGTCTCCGTTGCCGGTCGGGATAAACCGCACGTCACCGGACGCCGTGATCCACAGCGCCCGTGCATTCCTGGCCAAGTCGGTCGTATCGCTCTTAACCGCGTCGGTCAGAACAAGGCCTTGGCGGGATATATCAACGCCGCTCAGCGTCGGTGAGGATGATTGGCCCATGATCGGCTCCTTACGAGATTGTGGTGGGGGTCCAGGTCCCATCCGACGGTGAAACCGCCATCCAGGGGTCGACCAGCTCTAGCTCAGGCGTCCAGATGGCCGGCAAGGGTGGCGCGGGCGTCCAGGCGTCGTTGGGGACCGCGCACAGTGGAAGTTCGCCCACGACGCCAAAGCCGAGCACTACTGAGCCTCGCCGCTCTCGGTGGGGTCAGCCGCATTGATCGCCTTGACAGCGGCCGTCAGAAGCTCCGCCCATGCGACTCCGCGACTATCCCCAAGCATCTGCGCCACATGTTTCAGCGCGCCGTAGAGGTAGGCGTCAGGGTGCGCCTCCAAGAGCCAGTTCGAGGTGTTGGCCTCCGACAACGCCGGAATCTTGCGCCAATAGGTCAGCTGCGATCCCGGGTAGGTCGTCGACGGCGGGGGCGCGAAGCGAAACTCGCCGCCTAGAACGCTGTAGTAGATCGGCTGGCCGGCCGAGGCGTAGATCGAGTGGTACTGCGCCAAGCGTTCTGGCTTGACGTATTCGAGCTCGACGGTCGGCGACGACGCCAGTTCGAACGATCGCACCCCGGCGAAGTCGGCGGGCAGTATCTCGTACTCATTATCGAGGGTCGCCGTCGCCCGGCCGACCATCTGACGGACGCGCACGGCGCGCTGCAGCTCAGCCTCCGCCATGCCGATGCAGGCAGAGACTTCCTGTTCGATCTCCGGCCGGTTGACGAACGACAGCACACGAGCCTGCAGGGCGGCGTAGGTCATATCGGTATCGCCTTGACGGGATCGGAGAGCGTGTCGAGGCGCCCGCTGCCTTGCCGTCCATCTGCGTGTTGTCGGCGGTCGAATTCGCGCCGCCGATCGCCTGGGTCAGCAGCGCCTCGTATCGCTGCACGGCGGCGGCATCGTGAAGGAACTGGGCGGCGTGCAGCAGGCTGGCGTAGAGGTAGATATCCGGCTCATGGGTCAGCACCCAATTGCTGTCCCCATCGGCGACCAGCGCTGGGATCGCCTGATAGTAGGCAAAGTCGATACTGCCGCTTGCCAGGGGCGTTGGGACAAACTCGATCCGCCCGCCCAGCAGGGCGAAGAACCGAGGTATCCCTTGCGCCCGGAAGCGAAACCGGCGAAGCGCGACCAGTTGCTGCGGCGACACTTGCTCGAGCGGGTTGTCTTCGTCGGTCAGGGTGACGAACAGGGGTTCGATCATATCGGTCGGCCCGGTCGAGTAGCGGGTCCCCGCGACCATCGCGACGGTCGCTGTTGTCGTCATCCGGCGTGTGCGCAGCACCTTGTTCAGTGTCACCGTGGCCAGGCTGACGAAATCGGGAATGCGCGCGGTCAGGTCGGCGCGGTCGAGCCAATCGGCCACTGCCGTCTTCAGGCCGCCATAGGTCGAAAAACTCATGCCGAGGCCCTCATGCGTCCGGTGTTAAGACGCTGCGCCGTCTCGGCGCGCAGCCGGTAAAGCGCGTCGGCCTCGGCGCCTGTGGCGATGGCGGCGCCGGCTGCGTCGCCCTTGATGTCGCGCAACAGCAGCTTCTTGGCGGCGGCTGCGATCAGGTCGACGGCTTCCGTCGTCCACGCGTTCGAACTGCTGTCGGCCGACAAGGCCGCGGCGTCGTACACGCCTGGCAGCGTCAAGGTGAATATGGCGTTCGGCGTTGGATAAAGGCGGATGCCGGCCGAGGTCATGGCGTAGTCGGTCGGCTGGCCCTGCGAGATCAGATCGCCGGCTTCATCTATTTCGCTGAAAGTCCGCTTGCAGAGTGGCGTCAAGCGGGATCCGAGGGTGACGTAGGCGGCGTCCTCGCGACGCAGACGGGGCGGCAAGGCCGCGGTATCCACACCCGCGACGGTGACGGTGGTCCCGCGCTCAACATTGAACCAGAAACGCTCGGCGGCGTAGTGGTCGATCGCGCGCTTGATCGCGGCGCCGATCTGGCGAACCGACACCTCCCCCCCGATCTCGTCGAGAATGCGCGCTTTCAAGTCGGCGAGCGTGCCCATGGCGCGGCCTTTCGAAGGTCTGAACTTTGCGGGAGATGAAAACTGTCATCCCGAAACCTCGTCTGGGCGTCGGGCGCGCATGGCGTAGGGCAGAGTTCGCCGACCGGCCGGGATGACAGCTCTGGGTTAGAGGTCGTTGTCGGGAATGTAGGCGATGATGATCTCGCCCTGTCCGGCCGAGGCCGAGGCGGTCGAGACCACCGCCGCCGAGACGATGGTGTCGGTCGCAACCAGATTGGAGACCACCTCGTCGATCGGCACGAAACCAATCGTGCCAAGCGCCAGGGTCGTCGCCCACAGGTTGGTGCCGGGATCGTCCGACGGGCCGATATCGAGGGTGTTGGTCGTGCTGCCGTTGAAGGCGACATTGACCGCCACGCCGCTGATCGGCTTGACCAATTGCGAGCCGGCGGGGATCACCCCGCCCTCGACCGTCTTGCCGTGGTCCGCGAAGGTGATCGACTTGCGCAGGTAGTGGATCTGCTGCGACTTGAACAGCCGCGCAGTCTTGGTTGTCATGGGCATGTCATTGTTTCCTTACGGGTTCGGGTCGGGGGAATAGGTGGTTGTGACCACGCAGCCGAAGTCGGTGGCGTTGAACACCGTCTTCTTCAGGCCAAAGATCGCCCCGCCGCCGACATCGAGCTGGTTGCCGAAGTCGTCTGACTCTTCTTCCCAGATGAACTTCTCGAAGCTGTAGCCCTGGCCGAACGCCAAGGCGCCGGCCTGGGCGCCGCAGAACACCGCCCGACGGGTCGCCGCCTGCGCAACACCCGAGGTCGAGTGCACGCCGTTGGGAATGCGATTGGCCTCGTGCAGGATCACGCCGTTCCACTCGCCGATCGCCCCGGTATAGATCGGGTTGTCGGAGATCTGCCCACCCTGCA